ACCCCGCCATATTTAGTCTTCCTAGCTACACCTGAATCAGCATGTCGAGCCCTACGCTCTGCAGCAACTAAACCTTCATTAAATAACGAGCCGTAGACTTGGGCTCCTGAGTAGTCTGTCCAATCTTTGCTTGGTAAACGCAATAATCGAAACAGCGCGCCATTAACAATCGCATCGTGGCAGTCATTGATGATGTAGTCGTCTGCTTCCGTAGACGTGTGTGTAGGCTTCAACTGCACGCGAGCTATCGTAGAATTAGACTGACTAGCTTCCGGTACTGGAACAAGCCATAAACTGTTTTGGCCGTCTTTTATAAAATACTCCGGGGTGCCTCTGTTGTCAGAGTCCCTCCAGTTAGGCAGACGCTGCTCTAAAAGCCCAGTACTTATAGGCTCTAGATCCTTACCATCGTGTACTACCCACATCACTTTATGCACAACAGTATTAGCTGGGGCAGCCAACGTGTACTCGTAAGTGCCAGCTACGGTCGATATAGGACTAAGCTCAGCCTGATAAACGCCTGTTTTTTCACACAGCTCTATAACCGCCGAACGTATATTGTTCTCAATCAGCGTATCTGGGCAGCCCGGCACCATCGGGATGATTTCTGGCAGCAGTGTTTCATAAGCTATAGCCATAGTTTATTACCCCAAAGGAGTCGTAGGAGCCAGTCTAGCGTTCTCAAGGTTAGGCGTAGTAGTAGCGTCTAACTGACCTTTACCAGTAACCGAAGCAGTGAACAGCTGGAAGTGGTTAGCGGCTCGCTGCGAATTACCGGCGTACTCTGCGTCCTTCATATATGCCATGTATAAAACGTAGTTCATAACTGCGTTGGCGTATATATCAGGTATATCTAGATTATCATCTTGAGCGACAGTCGATGGGTTAGCAGAGTAGATTATCTCTAGGTAGGCGCTACCGGCTACTCCGGGGTACACATAAAAGTTACGCGGGTTCTGCTCGTCATACACATAGTGTTTGACTATATTCGTGTGAGCCGCATCACCGGTGACTGTCGGGTCGTGCCAGTCTGGTGTCTGGGCATCAAGAACTTCGCGAGACACGATACGTACGGAGCGTTTACCAACACCGCCCGACGCAGCTGACATATTACGAACTACTCGCAGTAACCGGTTACCGTCGTTGGGTATGTCCTGCTTGGTGCCAACTGCGAGCGTAATTGTTGTGTTTTTGGCTGACGCGTCTGGCTTCAGCAGAGTAATCTCACGCTGAGCGTCGTTGACCCACAGCACAAGCTCGTTTACTACCGGCCAGCGTACTCCTGTGGTGTCTTGGAGGGTTGTTTGAACACGGTTGATAACACTTTGTACTGTGACTGACATGGTCTACCTCGTTACGAGTTTAGGGCTATCTCCCAAGCCCGCTCACGCTCTTCCGTACGGACTGTACGGCCTAGAGCTTTATTTACTACTGCGGCTTTTGGTGTGCCGTCAGTTTTAAAATCTTCTGGGTTACCGATCTCAATCAGTCTTTGCAGAACAGCGATCAACGCCTCGTCTTCGCTATCAGCTTCTTCGACTTCTGCCACAACAGGTGGCTCTTCGTCTATGATTGGTTCTGGTGCTTTTACTACGGAGCCAACTTGTCTAGCTCCCATCTGCAACGCTATAGCGCCTATAGTATGTGACACTTCGCGTGCTTCGTTTGCTTTGAACAATACGACCGCACCACTAGTGGTAGCAACTCGTAAATCCTTGTCCGAGATTATTTTCATGAAGACTCCTAAAAGAAGAAACCCCCTCCGAAGAGGGGGTACCGGTCTTACTGAGCAGTATCAAGAGCGATAACACCGAAGTCCTGTACAGAACCGCTGTAGTCACTGTTGTACTTAGGCTTACGCAAGCCGAAGATCTTACCGATGCTGATACCAGCTTGGTTGCCGTAGTCGAAGGTATCTTCAACAACTTCTGGCATACCAATGTCAGCCATAGCAAGAGACTGAGCGCCGCAGAACAATGCACGGGCACCAATTACGTCTGCGTCTGCGCCCCACTTGTAGCCGGGATCGCCTGCTTCTGAGGAAGTACCAGTCGTTGCGCCTTCAGTGCTGAACACGTGACGGAACTCGTGAACCATTACGCCGTCAACCATCAGGCTTGAAGAACCAGCAAACAATTGGTTGCTAGCACCACGAACGCCTGCGTTACGTACGTTGGCCAAGAAGTCGCTGTCGAGCTTCAGGTCAGCCATCTGCTGGGGAGTAACGAACAAGTGGAACACTTCGTCGTTGCCAGCGCCACGGATGCCACGGATGTAGTTGTCTTTAGCGTATGCTTTAAGATCTACGATGTGACGGTACTTCATAACGTCGGTAGCTGCTACAGCAGTAGTATCACCGGCAGACAAGTTGTTGCCGTTTACGCGCAGGTGACGTGCTGAAGTAGGAGCAGAAACATCTGAAGCGAACTCAAGGTCAACCAACTCGTGTCCAGCAGTAGCTGAAGTAGGTCGGAGAGCACCGTTCGTTTTGTGAGTGTAAGCAACGCCTGACAGAGTCAAGAACGCCAGCTGGTCCATACGGTCAGCCATTGCGTAAGCAAGTGCGTCACGTGAGGTCTCACGGAAGTTAACTACTGATTTCTGGTCAGCCAATCGGCCAGCCAATCGGTTAGCAAAGCGCAACTGATCAAGCTGGATGGTGATGTCGTACGCGCGAAGCGCTTCTTCATTACCTTCCAAAGTGTAGTCGCCAGTGATACCGTCACCAGTCATGTCGGCAAGCAGAGTGATTACTGCACGAGCGCCTTTGTCAGACTTAGTGAGTTCAGTAACACGCTGAACCATTGCATTTGAACCAGTTCCTGCAAACTGATTGACGAAAGACATGTTGCGAGCAACACGCCAGAAGTCGCGACTCCACGCGGTAAGCTGTTCTGAAGTCAGCGACGCAAAGTTAGTATTAGCCATTATGGCCTCCTAATGCGTTCGATATGTATAGTATTGGGCCTAAACCCATTCATAGCCGACTTTTGGAGCGGCTAACCCGTTTCCTCGTATCGTGAGGTCAACGACCTAGCGCTTATTTACGAGGTGCGACCTCGGCAAGTTTTACGCCTAGTGCAGGCGAAGTGTACGTTATTTACGTGTTCGACACGACCAGTTATCGTACTGATAAACGAATGTACTTTGTATATTAGCGTCCCTAATAAAAGGACGCAAGGACTATCTGTATCTTGATGTTTTCTTAGCGATTTTCTTAGGCTGTTTTGAAAACTGTTTACCGGCCTTAGTATCCGCTCGCTTCTTTCTAGTAGTGGCGGCGTATTCTTTGGCGCTAAGTGACTCGCGGGCCTTCTTAGGTAAGTAGCGCTCGCCAGTTGCCTTAGAACCTTGAGTGCTGGGCTTACCTGATTTAGTACCCCAGTCTTCTTTGGTCCATTTCTTCAAGGACTTTTGCGATTTCTTGAGCGCCATTACTTTTTCTTCTTGTTTATCTTGCGAAGAGTCATAGCTAAACGGGCTCGTTGGCCAGTTTTTCCGGGCTTCTTAGCTGCTTTACGTAGCTCTTTAGCCGGTATCTTCTCGTCTTTCTTGACGCCCATAGTCTTACGGAGTGCTCCGGGTTTCTTAATAGCGTCTTTGATCCACTTCTTTTTCTCTGCCATTAGTTTCTGTAGCCTCCACCTTTATCTTTGTACTGCTTAGCTAGCATTTGGCTTTTTCGCGCGCTCCATTGGCCGGGCTTACCGCCCTTTCCGCCAGCCTTTATCCGCTCAAATAGCTGTTTACGCATGGTCGGCTTAGTGTAATTACCGGCTGCGTTAACGCGGCTTTTTGATTTACTAGGCTTTTTGTTCATGGCTTAGTACATCTTAGCCTTTGACTTTGGCTTGGCTTTTGGCTTAGACCGCTTCATGCACTTACCTGCTGCTTTGCACTTTGCGGGGCTTGGACATCCTTTACATGGCTTAAACATAGGTTTTTCTCCTTACCATTTTGTGACATTACTCCAGTAAGCCGCCGACATCTTGCCTTTGGCAATGTTTTTTGCATGCCGAGCCTTAAAAGACTCCCGTCGCTTGCGGTAAGACGACGATTCACCTTGTTTCTTAGGTGAACCTGATACGCCTTGCTGCCCAAAGCGGATTGTCTTTACCTTATCACCCTCTTTCGCCACTACAACATGCGATTTTTTAGGGTGGCTAGGCGTGCGCTTCGGCTTATTATAGCCTGAAACACCGGCCCTAGCGAGCCGGGGGTCTTTTTTAGACGGCATTTGTCACTTCTCCTACAAAATGTCTCCACGGAGACGCTTCAATGTGGCTTCGGGGAGAGCATTGAACTCGTCTTCCGTCATATTACTGATGTCCATCAGCTTCTCGCCACGGTTTGCAGAGCTTTCGCCGGGTAATTCGGGCGGTTGTGACTCTGCTGCTTTGATCTTGCGGCTTACTTCTGCTCGTTTTTTAGCCAATTCGTCCACCGGTCGCTTGTTAGTGTCTGATAAAGACGGTTTAGTGGGCTCTGGTGCTTCCAGCCCGTACTCACGGATAACGAATTTAGCTGCTTTCGATAGCGCCGCTACTGCATTGTCACCTTTTACAATGAACGCGTCACGTAAATCGATAACTTCCTGCGTGTACTCTGCATTGTATTCCGCTGAATTTGCATCAAACACTGGGAAATTAGCCTCTAGATCAGATGCTGCCTGCTGTAGAGCGGTCGCTTGCTGACTCTGCGTGACCTGCTGGGTCATTTTCTGAGTCATTTCGTACTCAAGTTGGGCACGCTCCGCCGCACGGATCTCTGCACGAAGGGCTGCCGCCTTCTTAGACTCGCCGTCCAACAGCAGATTCTGGTACTCGATCTCTTTTTCGGCGAAATCATAGCTAGAAGGCGCTTCAGCTTCTGCCTGTTTGGTCGCCATCAGATCGTCTAGCTGCTTCTGCAGGGCTTTCTGCTTGGCTAACACTTCATCAAGGCGTGATTTCGGCACCATCGGCTTCTTGGCGTCGGGCTCTGGCTCTTCTTCTAGCTCTTCAAGCTCCGCTTCGGGCTCTTCAAGCTCTGCCTCGGGTTCTTCCTGAACTTCGGCAACGGGCTCCTCCTCGTCAATCTCTGCGACTGGCTCCTCTTCTTCGATCTCTGCCACTGGCTCTTCACCAAGGCCGAAGTTCATATCAAGACCTTCGGCTTCTTCTAGACGGTCGGCACCGGGCATAGTGTCGAATTCGACTGATTTTTTGTCATCTGACATATCAAACTCCTATTGGTTTCCTATAGGTCGCATATTCGGAATATTGACCTGCTGTGGCCGCTGTTGTTTGGCAGCGGTCTGCATTGCTGTAGCAGCAATCCTTGTAGCCGCTTGCGTCTCAGCTTGAGACGAGCGGGTTCTGTTTGTCAGATCTGCAAGCTCTCTACGCAGCTGCAGCTCCTGCTCTTTCATTGACAGCTTGCTCTGAAGCTCTGCCATACGCATCTGTGGGTTGACCTCGGATACGTCTTGTACTTTCGCAATGTTAACAGCTGCTTCGGACTGCAGTTTACGTACCTCAGCTTCTAGCTTGGCAATTTCAAGCTGTACTTGCTGCATAGCAAACTGCTGCTGAATGGCCGCTGCTTCCATCTGCTCTGGCGACTGCTCTACGCCCGTCATCATACGTATGCGTTTGGCCAGCTCGCCCTTACGTGCCAAGTGCGAGTACTCGATAATAGCATCATCAGGAATGGCCACGCCAACCTGACGAAGGTTAAGTGCCTCTGCAAACTGCACTTCGTCGAACGAATCACGAGCTGGTGCGGTGCTGACTACTACATCGTATTCGCCCAACGTTAAGTCGTTGATAATACGGCCTTCTGGCGTCATTTGGTTGATTACCATCTGCTCTCTTGGACGCAGGGGGTCTTCCTCGTTCGTAACCTGAATGATGCGCTGCTCGGTGTAGAAGGTCTGGATGAGATTGAGGATCTTCTCGGCCAAGTACTGGCGAGACTTACGCAAGTTATCAAGTGGCACCTGAATCATGATAGCGCCACGATTCTGCTTGGCTTGAATAGCGATACCCGATACTTCAGCGCTGTCGGTGCCAAGCATCGAGTCGTTGATGCCACTGATCGCTTTGATGTTTAGCGCCGCTTTCTGACTGATGCGGTCGAGCCCTGTTGGGATCTGGTTAGGCTGGATCTTAGCCGGTGGGTTAGAGCCACGGTTATATTCAAGCACCAGACCGGTCTCTGCACCGTGCTCTTCTAGGTCGTCGGCTGACATGCCAACCAGCGAACCGCTTTCAACCATCCAGCCGCTGTTAGCGGTGGTGTTAACAATGTGCAGCTCTTGGCTTGCGATCTTGTTGAGCTGCTCTTGCGGGGACAACAAGTTACGCACCATACCGAATGGTCGGCCACGGCGGAAGTAAGCGAAATAAGGCACGATGGTAAAGTTAGCGTACGGAGACCAATCGTCGTGCAGCACGATCTTGTCACATGTAACTGTCCAGCGAACTTTACGCTTGACCTTGCTAATGATGCTCAGCCCGTACTGCTTAGCGAACTTTTTAGCCTTACTTTCTGACCATGCTTCTGGGATATCTCGCTGGTCACCAGTGTCTGGGTCAACGAAGCAATCTACGCGGTGCATGCGTTTGTGCTGACGCTCGATGACTCGCAGTGCTTTGACGTTACGGTACTCGTCGTCGCCGGGTATGCCAGCGCCTAAGTAATCGTCCGTAGACTCTAGGTCACCGAACCGGTTCTCTTCGTATTCGATTGAGTCGCGCCCGAAGCTGTTACCGTTCTCTGCGATGAATCGTAGCTCTTCGGCCTTCTTCTTACCGTACAGCTCTTCGATCTCGTCCAGTGTCATCCACTTGGTTTCGAAGATCTCGTTCCAAGTCTTGGGGTCGCTCTCTTTTGCGTCTGGGTCGATAAGGATGTCTAGCGGGTCTTTGGATGTAATGCGGATCTCACCTTCGACGTGATCGCTGAAGTCCATGCGCACATCAAAGTACCCACGACCGTCCATGATCAAGCCGTCGCTGAAGACCTGCTGCTCAACCCAGTCAAGTTTGTTGTTGTCTGCAATCTGCATGTACAGCTTAGTGAGCGTCTGCGCCACTTCTGCGTCGCCACCACGGCGGGGCTTAAACTGTATGTCTGCACGGCGAGTGGACTGTTCGCCTAGGACAGTGTTCACTGTCGGAAGAATGGTGTTGATGGTCAGTGCTGGGCGACCTTCGGCCTCTAGCGCTGCTGCATCGGCCTCGTCCCACTGCTCGCCTCGGTAGTACGCGTCACACTTTTTAGCAAGCTCTATGTATTCTAAGTGGCCGTTGTCTCGGGCTCTTACATAGCGATCCCACTGACGCGATGCTACTTCTTGTTGTTCGGCAGGTGTGAGCCGAGATGTCTTTTTCATATCTATGCACTCATTGGTGATTTAGTACGCGGTTCTTTTAGCATATACTCAAGCCTGTCCCTCCAAGATGATTCGCGGACAACGGGCGCTTGAAATGTAGCGAACTCCGTCATCATAAGACCTAGCCACGCCAACGCATCAACTTGGTCATCGTGTACACCATTGGGGAATCGTAACATCTCTGCCACTAAGGGGCCAGTAAACATCTCGTTCCTCGGGAAATACACCATGCCCTGCTGCATGCGCCCTTGGATAGCGCGTGCTCGAGCCTCTTTATCTCTACGTCCTGTCTTCAAGTCCTTGAAGTAGGCTTCGTATAGCCCCCGCTCCCTAACACGTTTCTCTAGGAACGGACCAAGGGCCATCTCTATGTGCCCTTTTTCGATGCCAATTATCGACGGTCTCCATACCTCGTACAAGTCCAGAATCTGCTCTACCAGCTCGAAGCCGTCAAAGCGCCCTCTGATCACATCCATGACGAATATCCTATCGTACTCGTCCACGCCCACGACCATCCCCACGGAATAGTCGTTCCTGTCCTTTTTACCGATGGCCAAGTCCCACGCACAGTAGTAGCGCATACGGTCAACGTCCACTTCATCGGGGTCGAAGTACCTGATCATGTCTCGGCTGAAGTAGTCACCGTCATCGGCAACCGGATTCTGTTGGTACAACGCTGACCAGTCTCGGGGGCCAACGGCTTTACGTATACGGTCAAGCGCCTCTTCGTCGTAGCGCTCTTTGTGCAGGGCCTCGCCAGCTGCACGGAACTCTTCGTCTTCTTCAGCTATCGCCGGATAACTGACCACTTCCCACTGATCACCGCCCTCGCCACCGGCCTTCAACAGACGACCGGCTAGATCGTCGTCGTGCCAACGGGTAAGGATCACCAGCACACCGCCACCGGGCGCTAGTCGGGTGTACGCGGTTGACGTGTACCAGTCCCAGTTACTATCTCGATTGTTTTGGCTTTCAGCATCGTCACGGTTTTTGACAGGATCGTCGATAACCAGAATATGGGCACCTTTACCAGTGATACCACCCCCAACACCTGCAGCAACGTACCCACCGCCAGCAGTCGTAAGCCACGCTTCAGCTGACTGGGAGTCAGGGTCCAAGCGCGTGCTAAAGGCTGTTTTATAAGTCGGTTCGCGCAGTAGTTGGCGTACCTTTCGAGAGAAGCCCATCGCAAGCGAGCCTGAATACGAACAACTGATAAATTCATGGTCTGGATTTCTACCCAGATGCCAAGCTGGGAACGCAATCGACGCCAACGTGGATTTTCCGTGACGAGGCGGCATAAATAGCATAAGCCTTGGCGACTTTTTCTCCACAACGTCGCGGCTAAACTTCTCAAGCCGCCGACAAATGTCTTTGTGTACCCAACCAGCGTTGTAGTCAGGGTTGAACCGCTCAACGAACGGTAGTAGTCGCTTGCGCGTAAGGAATCTAAGCGCGAGTTCTGCTTTTGCTTTTTCTTCAACAGATAGCTCCTCTGGTTCGGCCCCATCCTGCTCAACTGAAGCAGGTTGGGGTAGCGCTTCGACGTCGTCTGCTTTGCAGTACACACACAACCCCCCGATCTCGTCGGAGTACAGCGTTTCTGGGTGCATGTTTTTGCACCTTTTACACCGTCTTTTGGGGATGTCATCGGCCAATTGTGGGCTACCTCAGCGGCTAGTTGCTATCTGGCTCTAAATAATCGCCAGTTTTACCTGCTATCTGCAGAAGCTCTTCATCGGTCATGCGTTCTAGCTGTTTTGCCGTCGCATTTAAGTTGATATTTATCTGTGTCGCGTTGTCAGGGGCAGTTAACCCGTGCAATTTGACCAGAGAATCAATCGTGTTCTTCATTTCGGTGGCAGTTGCCGACGCATTATACGCTTCCATGTACATCATGTGCGCATTTTGACGCTCAAACCGCACTTCTTCACGCATTTGCTCACGAAAATACTGCAACGCCTTCTGTACGGCGGGCCTTTTGGCTGCATCTAACGCTGTAGCGTAGCTCGCGTACCCTGCTCCGCGACCAGCCGCAGCGATTGTCATGCCGCTGGCCATTAACATTACCAGTTTTTCTTGCTGAACCGTCAGTTCGTTGAGGTGCAAGCCCATATAGGGCATATGAGACTGGAACTCTGTATGCGAACTAACGAGACTAGTGGAGGGCTCCATAGCTTTCTCGTCTTGCTCTTCTAAGCTCATCTTCTGCATTCTCATCCAGATACACAAAAACAGGTGCTTGGTCACCTAGCGCGTCTATTCCGATCTCGAATAGGTACTCGGCGACATCCATTCCCTCGCCTATATAGCCGTCAATGATCTCTTGGGCTTTGTTAGCGTCATAGACCAGTACTTCTTTACCAGTTGTACGTAGTCCTGTGCCTATAACAGCTTCATCAAGACCTTCAATAGCAATCATTTCTAGTAGACTCATTTGCGAATATTAGCTCACCTAATAGTTAATCACAAGGAGGATCGGTTTTAATCGCAAGAATGCCCGTGAATCGCCTTCACCCACCAGTAAAACATGTCCATTGTCAGTGTATGACGCATCGTGTTCACCCGGTCACATACCAGTTGTACGTTGCCGTGGATATATCCCAGTTCTGGGATGATACGGTCGATGGACGCGTTGAAATCTTTACGGCCTTTGCCGTCGCTGTGATGGGTCATGTGGACATTGGAAATTGCACACCGACCGTCCTGCTTTTCCCATAACTCTATCAGGTATTCTTCGTTGATTTCAAAGATGACATCTGTCCCTTTCCGTGAAGAACGGGCCTTGCTACATAACGCTGTCAGATAACCGTGGTACGTGGCCCCTGCCCGTTTTTGATGGGCAGCGGTAGAGCACCGTTTGCAGATGTTCTTGGTCTTGCCTTTACGGTACTCGGGGAAGTCTGAGTTCGGCTTTTCAATTCCGCACCTTTTACAGACTTTTATAATATCCATGCGCGATATCATAGCCGCGTTTTGTTAAAAATCAACTACAAGAAAATTTTGTAAAATTTTTTTCATTTTTACTTTCTGATTCGCTCACACACTATCTCCCCCTTCCGCCAGCAGATACCCCCCAACCCCCGATTTCGGATTTGGAACCTTGTATCTGACATATGTTCTGGAACCTTGTCCGGTGGTACCCCCTCCTCGTTCCTCGTCGGTTGTCGGTATTATTTGTAGGTTGGCAGTTGTTGCCAGCCATTAATATTGGAGAGAGTAATATGAATAAGCCTTATGTAGATGGAGTTAGTTTGGAAGATATTATTGAGGATGGATGGAGCAGGGGCTTCCCCCCTAGCCAGACTATTGAGGAGGCTAAGATGATGGGCTTTGACCTACCGTTGGAGCATCTCCTAGCTGAGTGGCAGAGGTATGATGACGCTATGGTTGCGGTTTTTATGTGGGACAGCGCGAACGACCTTTAATATAGGAGAACTATCATGGACAACGTACTTATCATCTTGTTTTACACCGCTGGCATCTGCTTCGTATTCGGAGTAGGTGCTTTCATCTGCGATGTTATAGTGCCTATGTTAGTGGACACTAACAAAGGTCCACGGCCAATGGCCACTCGTCTGTCACCGGAGGAGCTTGAACGACGAACAGCGAACCGAGTAGCTCGCATTAGCAATACCCAACGTGACAACTGATCGCTTTTATCTATCAAATGTCCGTTAACAATCGCAATTGTCCATCAATAGTGGCAAATGTCCGCTGTCCTCGGCCCACGGGCCTCGTCCGGCGTCCACGGGTGTGTGTCAGGAGTTGAAATGTGTGTCGGAAACGAGCATTTCGTGACACACACTCTAACTTGTTGATTTACAACGAGTTTATAACAATGTGTGTCAGGTGTGTCGTGTGTGTCAGCATTTTTCTACTTTATATATATATACATTTAATTTTATTTTTAAGTTTG